ATAATAAACTACAGCTGCAGCGCATAGCGATGGTGTCACTGTGCGGTTAGCTACGGGTAATGCAAATAACGCTGATGACTTCACTGGTTGGGGCAAAGTGTCTCTAGCTGGGGTAGAAACAGCGATAACTAATTTAAGAATTTGGACTCACGATAATTACGGGGAGGACCTTGTGATTAATGTCAGAGGTGGAGGCATATATCGTTGGGTTGAAAATGACACCACCTCAACTAGAGCCATTGAATTACATAGTCAGTCTGGTGCTAACAAAGTGCCAACTGTTGGGCTACAAGTTTTAACTTCAGAGATAGATAGACATTTAATAGTTTTTGGTTGTGACCCACTTAGCGCAACTGGAGACAGAACAGGCGAGATAGATCCAATGCTTATAGCTTTTAGCGATCAAGAAAATCTTTTAGAGTTTGAAACTTTAACAACTAATACAGCTGGGGAACTGAGGCTTTCCTCTGGGTCTAAAATTATTGGTGCCGTAAAAGCGAGGCAAGAAATTATAGTTTTCACTGACACCTCTATGTATAGCATGCAGTTTGTTGGTCCGCCATTTACTTTTGGCGTAAATTTAATTAATGAAAACACAGGGCTAATCGGACCAAAAGCAGCCATAACAGCACCCAACGGAGTGTACTTTATGAGCCATGATTCTTTTTATGTGTATAGCGGTACAGTTAAACAAATACCTTGTGCAGTAAAAAACTATGTTTTTAGTGATATTAATAAAAGCCAAGCTTTTAAAATACATGGCTTTAGTAATAATAAACATTCAGAGATAGGCTGGTTCTATCCTTCTGCTAGTTCAACTGAAATAGATAGATATGTTATTTATAATTATCAAGAACAAGTATGGTACTACGGACAATTAAATAGAACTGCTTGGTTAGATTCTAATATAGAAAACTTCCCGCAAGCTGCTGGTAGTAATTATTTATTTCAACACGAGTTTGGTTTTGATGACGACGGCTCTGAAATGACCAACGTGTTTATTGAGTCAGGAGATTTTGATATTGGTGATGGTGAAAGTTTTTCTTTCTTGCGTCGAGTTATACCGGACGTAAAATTTTTGGATGATGATACAGCTTCTAACGTAAACATAGTTACTAAAACTAGAAACTTCCCTGGAGATACTTTAAGCTCTGGACAAACTTCTACGGTAAGTCCTGCTACACAACAAGGTCACATTAGAGTTAGAGGCAGACAAGCAGTGCTTAGAGTGAACTCTAACGATGGTGATAATGGTAATTTAGGAGTAGGTTGGCGATTAGGCGCAACACGTTACGATATTAGAACTGACGGTAGAAGATAATGGCTAAACTATTAAACACTAGTTTGCCTTTAGCTATTAATGAAGTAACTCCAGATTTATTTAATAGATTAATTAGAATTTTAGAAATAAATTTAGGCGAGTTTGATCCTATCAATACCGAACAATTTACTACTACGGAAAGAGATAAAGCTGTATTTAATCCAGGCACGATTATTTTTAACACCACCACTAATTCATTACAGGTATTTGACGGCGTGGGTTTTGCTGATATTAGCGAACCTTTTGCTATAATTACTGTTATAGGAACCAAAGTTAGATTTAGTCCTAGTATGACTGCTAACTTAGGCACTGTTACTATCACTATTTCATAATGTTTAAAAAAAGTTGGAACAACGATACAAAACTAAGTAATAATTTTACTCTTAGAGAATTTACTAAGAGTCAAACTGCTACTAGAAAAAATATTGATAATTCTGTCACTGACAAAGAAATTTTTAAAAGTTTAAAATGTTTGTGCGCTTCTGTAGTGCAACCCTTACGAGATTATTACAAAGTACCTTTTACTCCTAATAGTGGCTATCGTTGTGAAACTTTGAACAAAGCCATAGGCGGTTCTGCTAAAAGCCAACACTGTTTGGGACAAGCTGTAGATATAGAAATACCCACAGTAGATAACCAAGATTTATTTAATTACATAAAAGACAACCTAGAGTACGATCAACTTATTTTAGAATACTATGATGGTATCGATCCTCGTAGTGGTTGGGTCCATGTATCATTTGTGAGTCGAGCAAACCGTAAAGTAGCCATGACTTTTGATGGCAAAAATTATAGAATAGTTTAATGAGCACTGGACTTAAAAAATGGTTTGAACAAGATTGGGTGGACATAGGCGCACCTAAAAAGGGTGGTGGCTTTAAAAAATGTGGTAGAACAAAACTTAAATCTGATCGCAAAAGAAAATATCCAAAGTGTGTGCCTAAAGCAAAAGCAGCACGTATGACAAAAGCTCAAATTAGGTCAGCCGTTTCAAGGAAACGCGCTAAAAAACAGGGAGTAGGAGGCAAACCGACCAACGTTAAAACATTTGTCTAATGGCTATTTCTAGAGCGCAACTGGGTAAAACCACTAAAAAATACAAAAAACGTAATCACAAAGGCTGTGGTGTGGTAATGTCAGACCGTAGAAAGAAAACAACTTATGCGTAGAAATAGAGACAAGCAACCGCCAAAGACTAAAAAATATTTTAGGCCTACTAAAAAAGGTGCTGGTATGACCAAAGCCGGAGTGGCTAGATATCGTCGAGAGAATCCAGGTTCAAAATTAAAAACAGCAGTTACAAAGAAAAAAGGTTTAACTAAAAAAGAGAAAGCTAGAAGAAAGTCATTTTGTGCTAGATCAGCGGGACAAATGAAAAAGTTCCCTAAAGCAGCAAAAAATCCTAATTCTAGATTAAGGCAAGCAAGACGCAGATGGAGGTGTTAAATGGCCGCAACAAAAAGAAAATCAAGAAAAACAAAAAGCAAGAGTGGTTCTAAGCCAACCAATCCAGCTTTATATTCTAGGGTAAAAGCAGAAGCCAAACGTAAATTTAAAGTTTATCCTTCAGCTTATGCAAACGCTTGGTTAGTTAGAACCTATAAAAAACGTGGTGGCGGTTACAGATCATCTTAACGGAGCTAGTTATGACTACAGGAATGAAATTTGACGTGGTAGGTGAGTATGATGGCAAACCCTTTCGTATGGGCATGAACTTATCTAGAGTTCTTGCTGAAGATATGGTTAAAAGAAAAGGTGGTAAAATAGTACCCGCTGGTAGTAAAATAGACTAACTATGTTTGGTAAAACAAAGAAAAGTGTTATTGGAGAAACTTTACCGTTAGATCCTTTGGAAACAATAAAACTTCCTCCAGTAGCTAAAATTAACACAAAGACAAGGAGACAAAATGCCAGGTCACAAAAAAACTAAATACATGAAAAAAGGCGGCAAAGTTACCGCTATGAAAAAAACTAAGTACAAAAAGAAAGGCGGAAAGAAAAGAAAATAATTAGTGGCTTTTCTACTTAGTAACATACCCCACTTTAAGTGTTGGGTAAGAAAAGAGTTTACAGCAAATCACGAAGACTATCATGGCGAGTATCTTCACGCGTTGGCTATTGCAGTAAACACCATTCCTGATAGATCGTTAAGCTTTCAAGTAGTTTTTACTGGTTGCGAAGAAGACGATCCCGATAAAAACGTGCACGGTGGTGCTATGTGGGCACGGATGCCTATTCAAGCTTTGATAGCGGATATACCTGTAGAAGAATGGCCTGAACCTATGGAAGATCATTTAGCTCAACCTTGGGACTGCGAATCAAGAACGCATAGCACTATAGTTATGGATCGAGTGAGCTCAAGTCCTTGGCTTTGCAAGATAGGAGGTGATTTTTATCAAGGTAAATATTTGTTCACCGTAGACTATACTGATTCAGATATTGCTGACGATCCTGCTCAACATAAACAATCGCACGTATTATATATAACCGAGGAAGGCAAGTGGAAAGGTAACTTTGTCGCTTTGCCTAATAATAGAGTTAGGGCTACTAGTCCAGCATTATGGGTTACAGGTCAGGGTGCACCTGACTTTACCCCTTCACAATGGACTCACTCTGCTGAAGAACATGAAAGTTACTTAGACCCTAGTATAACTTTTAACAACTTGTATGAGGAATAATGATTGAATCAATAGTAGGCGTAGCTGGCAATGTGCTTGACAAATTTGTGGCTGATAAGGATCTGAAGGCTAAATTAGACCATGAGCTCAAGACCGCTTTTCATTCAGCTAATTTAGCGCAGATAGAAATAAATAAACAAGAAGCAGCACACAAGAGTATGTTTGTTGCAGGTTGGCGTCCCTTTGTAGGGTGGACCTGCGGGGTAGCACTAGCATATCATTTTGTAATCTCACCCATACTAGGTTTTGTTTTAGTATTAGCAGGAGTCAATACCGAGCTACCTAGCTTTGATTTTTCACAACTTAGTACAATTCTTATGGGTATGCTTGGCCTTGGAGGACTACGTTCTTACGAAAAGATGAAAGGTGTTAGCAGGAACAACTAGTGTATGAGTTTAAAAACTTATTACTAAAATATCCTGCTGATTGGTTTATAGAACCAGATACCTTAGAAAGAACCAAAGCTTCGTTAGGCAATATCATAACCTTCTACGAAGAGCTAGGGACCAAGGACTTAGAAAAAACTCCTTTAGATGCAATCATAAAAGAACCCGTACCTGACGTTTACACTTTACCTTTGTTCTCAAAAAAATTTTGTGACGTCTTGCTCGATGAAGTAAAACACATGGAACAAACGATTGATTTCAGTCCTAACCCACAAGAAGATGTACTACGACAAATACCCGAGATAGTATTTAATGAACATTGTCCCGAGTTATTTGATTCGTTAATGACTGTGGTAGAGAGCGTAGTCAACCCTATTTTTTTAAACATTTGGAATCGTCATGTAACAACAGGCAATATACAAATAGCTAATTACAATTTAAAAGATAAAAAACAAGGCGCTTGGCATCACGACGCTGACGCTGATATAAGTATGGTTGTGCCTTTAAATACTGGTGAATATGAAGGAGGAGGCACTGAATTTTTTAAAAGAGGCACTATCTATCCTTTGCCCATAGGAAATGCTATGCTATTCCCTAGTTTTACACACATGCACAGAGGACTACCCGTTCAGTCTGGTGATAGATATTTATTGGTTTTTTGGCTAAAAAGTAGTGCAGAAAATCCTTAAAACATTTAACATATATAGAGTAAAATTTACATGGTATGAATAAAATAGACAATAGTGGCACAGGCATAGCAACATTAGGCAGAGACGAAGACTCATACATGGCTCACGTTGCTGCCGGAGAGATGGTAGTGCCGCCTGTAATTAGCCCAGAAACTAGAGCTCGTTTATTTCAAGAAATGCAACAAGTAGGACTAGATCCTAATGAGTATACCGTTGGCGAAGGTATGTCTATCAACCCAATTACAGGTATGCCAGAGTTTGGTTTTTTAAAAAAAGTATTTAAAAGCGTAAAAAAAGTAGCACGTAAAGCAGCACCTGTTTTGCAATTTGTTCCAGGTCCTATTGGAACTGTAGCAGGAGTTTTAAATAAAGCAATGACTGTTGCTGATGTAGCAAGAGGCAAGGCCAACCCTCTTCAATTATTAACTATGGGTAAAAGCACAGGAGGTCTTGACAGTTTAAGAGGAAATGTTGGAAATATTTTTAGAAATGTTGGAGAGTATATATTACCCGGACAAGACAAAGTTGGATTGTTAGGTAATCTTAGTAAAAGTGTTGGTAATTTTTTTGGTGGCCCTTTAAATACGGGTGGTATAAACCCCGGAGCAAATACTTCTGGAATACCAAATATTTTAAATACAATTTTTGGAGGACAAACTCAGGGTGGAGGTATGCAAACTCAGGGTGGAGGCTTTTTTGGAGGGGGTGGTTTAAGCACTTTAGCTAATTTAATTGTGCTTAGAAATTTATTAAAAAGACCTTCTCCTAAAGATCCATCAGAGCTAATCCCAACAGGAACTGCAGCTTTTGGATATACTCCTGAAATGATTGCTGCTTTAGACAATCAAAATTATCGCATAGGTAATTTACAACCAGCTTTAATACAAGGACAACAATACGCAAACATAAGTCCTGAAAATATGCCAATGGGTACTACACCTATCGCCACAGCTGAGGCTGGTGGTATTATGGGTTTAGAAGCTGGAGGTAAGATTAATCCTGATAGAATGGACGACGATGGTCCAGGCGATATCACACCAGCATTTTTAGAGCCGGGTGAATTTGTAATGACGCGACCAGCGACTAGAGTGCTTGGCGCAAGGAATTTATATAAACTAATGAAAGAAGCGGAGCAGATGGCATAATGGCTGTATTAAACCCAACAACCGTTGTAAATTTTGAAGATCCTTATGCACAAAAAATGCGTCGTGGGTTTTTAGAATCTGCTTTTGATGTAGCTTCTCAACCTACACCTATTCCAGTGCAACAAATAGCTGGATTTGATCCATTAGAGCAACAAGCAAGAATACTAGCCGGTGGCCTCGGTGGCTTTCAACCTTTTTTACAAACTGGCGCAAACATGGCACAACAAGGATTTAACACTCTAGGTGCAGGTGCAGGTGCACTCGGTGCAGCAGCAGGATTATTTGCGCCCAGTGCCGCTAGCGCTTTTTACAATCCTTTTGAACAAGACGTGGTAGAACAAACCATTAGGGACTTAACAGAAAGGTCTGACATAGCTGGTATTGGTGACAGATTTAAAGCAGTGCGCGCTGGAGCATTTGGTGGTTCACGCGGCAGATTAATGGAGTCAGAAAGAAACAGAGCTTTAGGTAGAGGTTTAGCAGAAGCCATTGGTGGTATTAGGTCTAAAGGTTTTGGATTAGCTCAACAAGCAGCACAAACTGCTGGTCGAGGTTTAGGTGCTATCGGACAACAGTTTGGAAACATAGGTAGATTTATGGGCAGCACTGGTCAACAGTTTGCTGGTTTAGGAACTACTGGACTACGAAATTTACAAAGACAAATTCAAACTTTAGGTAGTTTAGGTGGTCTTGGTAGAGGTATTGAACAAGCGAGAAGTGACGCTAGATTTGATGCCGCTGTTAGATCAGCAGCGGAGCCTAGAGAAAGATTAAACGCATTACAAACTGCGCTTGGTTTATTACCTACCACCACAGCTACTACTACCTTTGAAGCACTTCCAGGAATTGACCCTCGTGCTCAAGCATTAGAATTTATAAGAAGTGGTGGCATTGGACCCTTTTTAGGTTTAACAGGAGGACCTCAACAATTTGTTCAACAACCTGTTCAACAACCTACACAAAGTTCAAGTATTGACTTTACTAATCCTGCTTTATCGACTGTTCCACTACTGCCTCAAACGGGTATTGGCTCTTTTAACATAAACCCACCTCCTTTTGAACCTACAGGTAAGTTTGCTCCTACTATCACGCCACCTGCTTTTGGTACAAATATTACTGGAAATGCTCTTTCTACTACACCGGTTTTTAACCCTAACTCTGGAATAGGCACTCTTCCAAACATAAACTTCACTATACGATGAGCTGGCGTAATAGAAAAATGTTTGACAATTTACCACAGGGCATAGTTTCTGGATTAGCTCCTATTCCTCGTTATAAAGAAGGAGGTTTTGTTAACCCCATAGACTATCGAGCTGGCGGCACAGTTGACTATCCTGTTGGTATGGAAGCGGGCAGCTTAGTACCAGAGGTATTTGAGTCTGGCGATCAACAAATAAATGAAGCTTTAAATAATATGGCTTCTGTCATGACTCCACAAGCAACTAAAGTTGACGTGCCTATTATGGAAAATTTAAAACAACCTGCTGAAAATGTTATTAACAGTGCTGAACAAACTGTAGAAAATTTAACAAAAGAATATAAACAACTTGCTAAAGCTCTTGCTCAAGAAGCAAGACAAAAAATAGATAGTGAAGGAAATTTTACTGATACAAATTTAGAAGCAATAGAAGCTGACCTTCAACAAAAATTAAATATGTTAAATGAAGAGTATAAAAGCAAAGTTGCAGAAATTTTTTCTCAAATTAATGCTCCTTTAGATATAGATCAGTTAGACAAAGTAACTTTATTAGATAATGAATTAGAGTCAGAAATAGAAAATATAATGATTCCAAAAGAAGTTAAAGAACAAGATTTGGTGGCAGGGGTAAAAGATAATATTGTAGACTCAGAAAGAAAAAAGTTTTTAGATATAGTAAATGAAAAAGAAGTACAGCAATTAGAGTCTGGAGCACTAGCTGTTGACACAGAAAAAATTAAGAAAATTTTAAAAGAATTTTCCGATGTTCCGCTTGATACTCCTTTGACTAAAGAAAGAATGGAGTTAAAACGTTCTGGTGCTTTGTTATCAGGTAAAAGTTTAGAAGGGGGCACGTCAGGATTTTTAGATATTTTAGGCCAATCTAAAACTGCTGCCGCTGAAGGCATGGGAAACACACCAGAAAGAGAAGCCTTAGTTAAAGGAAATTTACTTGAAAAATCTTTAGATCAAGCTTTAGGAATAGAGTTTCCAACTGCTCAAGCATTAACTGCTGATGAAAGAAGAGAACTTAGGGTACAAGCAATAACCACTATGCCAGATGGTCCAGTAAAAGATGCTTTGTTAAAAGTTTATGGAGCTTATGTTGGAGATTCGGAAGAGGCATTTAGAGAAAAAGCTGTAGAACTGGTTTTAAAACAGAAAGATAGGATAGGTAATCCTTTGTATGATTTAAGCACAGAAGAGGGTAGAAAAGAATTTGAAAAACAAGTACAACTAATAATGGCCGCTCTTCGTAAAGATAAATTTATTGGACCTGACGATTTGTGAACAAAAGAAACTAAATGATGAAATATGTCTACTATAGTTACTCTTCCTGATGGCCGACTTTTAGAAATACCCGATGATATTTCAGAAGAAAAATTAGAAGAACTTAGAACAAAAATATCAGAACTTTACCCAGAAGCCGCACAAGAAACTGTTAGTCTCTCCCCAGTAGAACAATCGAAAGATGCTATAACTCCTCCTGAAGACCCAGGATTTTTAAAAAGAATTTTTTCTGCCTTTAAAACTGGGGTAAAAGATATACCCGAAACCGCTGAATCTGCTTTTGATTTAGGTCTTGTTGGCACTGATGAGTCTGTGCGCGAAAGAGCACAAGAACTGAAAGAAGAACCTGCACCTGAAATAAAACAAACTACTTTTCAAGACGTTACAGAACGTTTTCAAACTGACACACCTGAAAATTTTGCAAGAGGAGCGGGTGAAACTTTAACTGATTATGCTGGTGAAACGATTGCTGGAACCATACCTGTAACTGCTCTTGGTGTTGCTGGAGGATTGACCGCTGTAAAAGCATTTTCTCCGCTGCTTGCTAGTCCTCCGACTGCCGCAGCTTACTCGGTTGCTACTCCTCTTTTATTTGGTTTAGGTTATCTTATAGCCACTGCTCCTTATATGTTTGGAAAAAATTTAGAAAGACAAGTTGAAGTAGCACAAACTGAAAAAAGTATTGAAGAGTTAACTGCAGAAGATGTAGATGTTTCAACGGCAGCTGGTGCTGCTGTGCTTCAATCCACGCTTGATAGTGCGCTTTTTATTTTTACAGGAGGCGCAGGAAAACCTTTAAAAGACACTGCTATTCAAACTTTTTTAACCGGTGCCGCTAAAGGTTTTGCAAAAGGAGCTCCAATAGAAGCGGGGACGGAAGGTGTTCAAACAGCCATAGAAAGATATCAAGCAGGACTGCCGATTAGGCCCGAAGATGAACAAGCTGTTATAGAATATCTGGAAGCTTTCGCTGGAGGGTTTGTTGCTGGTGGACCTCTTGGTAGTCTATCTCAGGGTGCACAAGCCGTAAATGAATATGTAAAAAATAAACCTTTAGTAAAAGACACTACCTTCAGCGATCCAACTGGAGAAGAAAATAATATAAATATACCTCCAAGATTTGATCCAAGCATTGTTGTTAATGATGATAAATTATATAGAAACGACGAAGGAGAAATAGTCAGACCTTCGGACAGTTTTAATTCTTTTGGCGTAATAAACAACTCAGTAAAAGTAACACCAGCTAATAGAGTAGATACCGAAGGCAGAATAAACGAAGCTTTTCAGTTTAGAGATATTCCAGCTAATTCAAAAATTCGTTTATTTTTTTATGAAAAAGGTAAAACTAAACTTAACGATCAAAATGAAAGAGTGCCGGATTATGTAACTTTAAAAGATCCTAAGACTAAAAAAAGTTTTTTTAAAGACTATAAAGCTGAAGATTTTTTTGATGAAACTACTAATTTAGCCACTGCTGCTAAATTAGAAGACATAGAAATAGAATACAATAACAAAATATACTCTCCACTTTGGGTGGATCCTAAAGACAGAAGTATTCCTATGTCTTTTGTTGAAATAAATCAAGACACTAACAATCCTTTAAATTTAACTAAAGATGCTTTTAACATAGCAGACAGAGCTAGTTTATATAGCTTAGACAATATTTCAAAAACATTTCAAGGAAAAGTTTATTCGGGTTTAAAAAATATTCCAAAAGGAGCTACCGAAGAAGATATTTTAAATAATATAGATGCAAAACGTAGTTTAAGTTTTCTTTTAGCAAAAGGTAGAAAACAATTTAAAGCAGATAGAGGTTTAGACTCAGAACTTTACAATACTATTTTAGGAGATAAATATCAAATTAGATCGGTGACTAAAAAAATGCAGGACTTAGCTGTAAAAGCAGATAATTCTTTACGAGGACTTAGTAAACAAAAAATTAAAGTTGATTCGGGTTTACGAGAAAAAGGTTATAGTAATTTAAGTTCTTACGCTTATGACTTAATAGATAAATATTTAACAAGTCCAAAAAATAAACCAACCGTACAACAATTAAAAGACATAGGTATCCCAAAAGAAACCATAGATTATGCAAAAGGTTTGCGTCGTACGATAGATAACCAATCTATAGAAATATTAAATTTAATGAAGCAACTAGATCCTAACCAACAAAGATATGGTCCAGAAATTAGAGACGCTATTAAAAAAAGAATTGGTAGTTATGTAACAACCACTTATGGTTTATTTGTTGACCCGACCTATAAAGCGCCAAATAGACTACTTGCTACTAAAGCACAAAAAGCTCAACACGCAACGGCTAAAAGATTACTCTCTGACACCTTGCAAGAAACTTCTGGCTTAACTCTTGCTGAAGCTAATGCACAAGCAGAACAAGAATTAAACGATTTATATAACAGGATAAAAACTCCAGGAGAGTTAACTATACCTTCAAATCAAACAGCTGCTG